AGCTCCATTGTTTGCTACAGCCCTTACTTTTGCTTCTAATGTAAGTGGAGAGGTGCTTGTTGTTGTCATTTGATGTGTTACGTCCAAAGAAGGACAATTATATCCTCTAGTTTGATTTCTACATTTCATTGCTAAAGAACCCCCTATGTGAAACTCGAAATCTACTTCTGAATTAGATACACTTGCATTTACAAGCCATAATCTTGTGAAGGTAAAATGCAGTATAGAATTTGAAAATTTTGGTGTGTATGCGTCTGACCACAATGCTGAAGATAATACACCAGAGCTTAGACTAGCAGTAAGCTGACCACTTGGGTCTAAAGTATATTCTTGATGCTTAACCATAGAATTAGGGATATGGACAGTTCCAAAACTTGCCTTACCCTCAATGTTATCTACTAATAATCTACTGGTCATACTATTGTATACACTCCGTTAACTGTGATTGTAGCATTTGTAACTGTTATAGGTCCTGCTGACAATCCGTTTGTACCACTTGGTATTGTTATATCTGCCGTGATACTGTTGCCGTTGGTTCGTATTATACTGTCGTTTCCAAGAAAAGGATAGCGTGTATCTGATTCTGACTTGCTGTAGCTATTGGCTATTGTAAACGCATCGTAGGCTACAATCTCTACCACATCATTTAATGATGCTCCTGTTACTAGCACTACTGTTGTGCCAGAGGTAGAGGTATAATCTGTGGCAGGTTTCAGTAAAACACCATTTTGATAAACATCTACATACTCACCATCGCTGTAGCTCAATACATTTGCATTGGCATCTGATCCACTAAAAGATGTCTGCCCTGCTGTGGCTTGGTATATAAAGCGTGTTCTAACTCCTTGGTTGGGTGCTTTTCCTATATAGGGCATATCATATTTCCTGTTTTGCTATATGGTCAGCGTATGCTTTCTTCACTGCATCTGTATGAAACTGTGCCACCATCGCTTTAACATCTGCGCTTTCGTTTGTGCTGTCACTATCTGGTGCTACAACATGGCGATGGAAGGAACGTGATATTTCTTTACCATCTTCTTTTATAATTGTAGCCGTCCTGATTTGAATGTGTTTGAAGTCGCCCACTATCTCTAATTTATCTTGTATTATTTCTTTTGTTATTGACATTTTTCTCTCCTTAAGAACTGGTTTTATACCAACCCATAATTCTAGTTGTGCCACTTGAAGCAAATGAACCTGCTAATATCGCTGAATAATTATCAACAGCTTCAGTTGTAGTGCCATTGAAATGAACCAGACCATAGTGGTTACCGTTCCAACTATGTCCAAAGTAGTCCACACCAGTAATCGCACTCAAATTATCAATAGTAAATGGTAGACCAGTTATAGTTCTGTTTGCATTTGTAGATGCTCCTGTAAATTGAAAAAGAGCCATAATATAAACTATGTCACCTATTTTTGTATATTTACCTACCCTTGTTCCACTATCGAAAGTTCCAGAATTTGTTCCTGCTGTTGGTGTCCAAGTTCCCTCTTCATAATCCTCCAAAAGTTCACCAGTCATAGTTGTGCCATCACTCGTAGCTGCAAAGTCTATCCCATGACCACTAGCCAACGTCACATTACCATCTGTAAGCGTCAAACCATTAGCTATAGTAAGAGCCGTACTAGATAACGTAAGACCCTCTGCTCCTGCTCCTCTAACTTTAGTTAAAGCCACTTCTTACTCCTAGCTTGGTTTTGTTGGAAATGTTACACTACTCATGTCTAATCCACCATTACTGTCTAGCTTTGGATCAGAACTCGCAGGTAAGTCTCTCAAGGCTTGTCGGTACGTCTTCCATGCACTTGACATGGTTACATCGCTGTTACCCATCCAATCTGTTTCTGCCAGTAATCTGTCTCGTTCTACACGAAGCAATCGCATTGGCTCACGGCTTTGCAGTAACGTCTTTTCACCTGCTACCTGTGCATAATTTACACCCCAGTCCTTTGGGTCTGCACTTTCTATAGCTGAACCATTGCTGTCTGCCCCAGTAACCTTACGAAACATCTGGTTAAACTCTTCTTCATTTGTAGGTTCTCCTCTGAGTACCCACTCTGTAACTCCTAAACTCGTTAATGCTTGTGCTATTGTTGTCATTGTTTTATCTCCTGTGCTACTAATGTTGCTTTCATAAGGTTTACCGAATAATAATTTGCGCCAGATACATTATTTCTAACTGCGATTGTATATCTTAATGTTGACGTTGTTGATGGATTATCTTCAACCATTCCACTTATATTTCCTCCCATATTAACCATAGTACCATTAGAAGTATCACCATGAACACTTCCAAATCCCCACGCACTTGAGCTATTTAAATCTGTTCCACTTATTACTGCTTGTGAAGATGCTGTTCCAGTTTCTCTAAAAACAGTAGCAATAGCGTGTTGGGCTTCTGGATTTGCATATAATGGTGCAGAAAACATTATTAGTATTTTTGAAGTTGAAAATTTTGGTGTAATGCTAAGATTAGTAGGAGTAGCAACAAAACTTGAATTGTTAAAGGTCATTTCAGAAGTTGAAGCACCAGTCACAGTTTGTATCACCATTCCAGCTGGCATAGCCACAGTTCCTGCTGTTGTTTTACCCTGTATTGTATCTACTGATAGTGTACTCATTGGGATATCTCCATGAGGGTTAATTGTGTTCTTACATCCCAATTACCATCTGTTCCCCATCTGCCTAATCGTGCAGTTCCTGAAGCACTGGTCATAAACATAAGTTTATATTCTATGGCACTTGTCGTACTTGGAGAATCTAATAAATCACACATTACTGGATATCTTTCTCTTTGCCCCTCTGCAACTGCAAAACCCTTTCCAAACTGATTGCTATTATATGGAAAATTATCTTGACCATCTACTATTGTATCTGCTGATGGTTGGCTTCTAACCATTCGAAACAAGGATTGGTTGTTATTATCCGCATCAGCAGAACCAATACCTTTTACAGAAACTAAAATTTTATTGTTTGTTGATTGTGGTGTTATCGTTGCAGTTAATCCAGTGGTTGTAAAAGATGTTGATGTTGTTGACGTAGAGCTTATAGTTCCTTGAACCACCTGCACCACATACCTATTTGTGCCTGCTGTCTGTCCTCGTAAGCTGTCTACTCTTAATGTACTCATTGTTTATCCTATTAAACGTCCAGTAAAGTATGCTAGTTTATTATTAAGGTAAAAATTACATCCAGAACTCAAATTATCCGTAAAAGGCTGAACGTAATCACTTGCACTAAGACTCACTCTATAAATAAAGTGGACATTATGATGATTGGTATCAGCATCTCCATGTCCACTATATGCAAGACCTCTAGTACTCACATTGCTTCCGTTTTTATAAAGCGTAAGTTCTCCACTACCTCCTGCTACACTAGTTTTTCGAAAAAGAGCTTGAACACTAAACTCATAAATTCCTGCAACTGGTGCTGTAAATCTACCTGTTGAAGTGCTGTAATGATTTCCATTATTTAAATCTGTAAAATTAAAAACAATAGCCGTATCTGATGTTGAAACATTATCTGAATCTGAGTAAGCCCAAAAAGCAGGAATCGTTGGAGTTAAAACTCTACCACTACTATCAACTGTCATAGATGTTGTATTATTCGTATGCTTTATATTCTGTACTAGAAGATTGCTCATATGATTGCTAGATTACCCCCTGAGTTTACTGTGATGGTTATACCAGAAGATACTGTCAAAGGACCTGTTGCTGTAGCATTCTCTGTTGCTTCTATCGTTGTATCCACATCTACAGTTTGTGAGTTAACTCTAAACATACCACCATTCTTAAAGTTGCCTTTATTCTGTGTCGGTATCGTAATACTTGTATCTGTTGCACCAAGATAAATTACAAAGATATTACCTGTGCCAGTTGATGGAGCTTCTGTAAATGTAAGGTTAGTACCATTTGGTACTGTAAATGCGTCTACACTCTCCTGTATTACACCATCAACGCTGACTACGATGTCTTCTTGAGCAACAGTCTGGTTTAACGTAAAGACCGTTGTAGAGTTATCTCCGTTGAACTCCTGCGTTGCAGGTCTTGATGAAAAACTAGAACCAACTTGGCTTCCTATGTATGGCATTACTCCTCCTATGTACTAATAGCGTCCACTACAGATACCCAAACATCTGCACTGCTTGCCGTATTGCTTTTTACTTTTAGTGCATCACCAGACTGCATCACAATCTTTGCACCTCCATCCAAAACCTGTAAAGAAGACCCTGAAGGTATGGGTGCATCTTTGATTAGATGAATATCGTTAGAACTATCGTTTATGTATACCTCTACTGTAATCTGCGAGGAGGTTACATTTGCTACCATTATTCCAACTATAGCATCATCTGAGTTTGCTGTTCGTAAAGTTACGGCACTTGTGCCTACACCGTTGGCTGTATTTCGTTCAAAATCTTGTGCCATATATTCTCCTTTACAATGCTATCGCCATTGCTGTGGCAAAGCCTTTAGTGGCTGAGTCTGCCGATGCGTAGGTTTTAACATCAGAGGCAGGAACAGATTTCATCGTGCCACCATCATTAACAATTATACCGTCACTGTCAGCTATAGTTATAGAGCTACCTACAGAAGTTCCACCGTCTAGTAAATTTAATTCTGATGCCGTAGCATCAACCGCAGCAAGTTTAGTAAAATCAGCCTGCACTAACCCTGATACACCATCAAGAAGATTTAACTCCTCTGGCGTGGATGTAATCTGTGTGGTACTCGCTGCTGCAAGAACTGGCAAAGTTCCAGACTGGTTTGGCAAGCTTATTGTTCTGTCAGCTGTAGGATCAACCGTTGTAAGTGTTGTCTCATGTTCGTTAGCCGTAGAACCCTCAAACACTAAAGTGTTCTGAACATTTATAGTTGTGCTGTCTACTGTTGTAGTTGTGCCACTTACTGTAAGATTACCTGTGACTGTAAGGTTATCGTTTACCGTTGTCTCTGAGGTGGTATGACCTATAGATATGGCAGTTCCTGATACACCTGTACCTATCGCTACAGACTCACCACTGTTTCCTGTATCTACCACAAGATAATTATCTGACCCTTGCTTTATTGTGAACGCTGTAGCTGAGTTGTCGGACACCGCTACGTTTATATCTGTGCCATCTGGACTGATAGAGTCTACAGCTATATCGCCTACATTAGTGATATTGTTGTCACCAAAACTTACATTGTCACCAAAGGTTTTGTTTGTAAGGGTGTCCGTGGTTGCTTTACCAACAATGGTATCTGTTGTAGCAGGTAGTGTTAATGTAGTATTACCAGAAAAGTCTGAGTGTGCAGGAGCTTGTAGTTGAGCGTAGTGTGCATTACTAGACTCACAATAAAATCTTACATACGACTGTGCTCCAGAGTTCTTGATAGAAATAGCTCCTGATTGCATATCAATACCGTTTGAACCATCTATTCTCACCACACCTGTTCCGTTTGGGGTCAGAGGAATGTTACCATTTGATGTGGATACAAGCCCATTACCATTCACATCTAAATTACCCCCAAGTTGAGGTGACGTATCGTTTACTACGTCAACACCTGTAAGACTTGCACCACTACCACTAAAAGCTGTAGCTGTGACTGTGCCTCCTATGGCAACATTGTTGCTACCATCCTCGACAACAATCTTACTGGCAGGCACTGTGATAAATACGTCTTTGGTTCCTGCACCAAAATCTACAAGATTATTACTGTTAGAACTTGCTATTACGGATCGTGCTAGTGTCGTGCCAGAAGATGTGAATGTTCCTAGACCAACCTCAAAAGCACCATTTGTATTGTCAACAATAGCATAATAGGTTGTATCTGAATTAGATAGATTAGCAGTAAAAGTTTCAAAGTTAATGACTGCACCTGCCAGAGTGATTGTGCCTGTACCTGTTGTCGTTGTCGTTTCACGAACTCTATCTGCAATCACAAAAGCCATTATGCTATCCTTATTATTGCATTACTGGCATCGGCCGCAGGAAACACAACAGTAAAATCACCGGATGATGCGGACTTATCAGAACCAAAATCCAACACACACACCGCCGGATCACCCGAAGCACTATCGTTAAATATCAAGGCTCCTCTAGCAGTAAGCGTTACGTTGCTAAAGGTTTCATCGGTAAAATCTGTTAAGGCGGTAGTGCTTGACGCTGTAGGCGTAACGTTTGTAAGAGCTTGTCCTTTAGCTGTATAATTTGTGCCTGATACTTCATTACTTGTCGTGTAAGCTGTGGTTCCTGCTCCTAAACTAGCACTGGAGGTATACAAAGCTATGTTAAAAGTATTACCTGAACTATTTGTAAAATTGTGAACACCCTTTAGAAGTTCTACTTTAAATGATGTGCACATTGCCTGCGATATAGCCATTATAATCTCCTTATCATTTCTGCAAGCTTTTCGTGTCCTGCATTTTTTATTGCATTGCAAACAGTGGTTCTATCTGATTTTATTGCTTCTTTCATATAAAATGTAATTACTTTTTCTAAATGCGATTTAAAGGCATGAGCCTGATCTCTAATCTCAGGGGCAGCGTTATCTCCAACCTCTACAATCTTATCCACACATCGTGCCGCTACTTCTTCTGGAGTAAACCCCCTATTGTTTGTAGTTTGTATGTCTACAATCGGCGTTTTTGGTAATTCCATCAACATTATTGTTTATCCCTCATAACCATACCTGACCTGTAATAATCGCTAACCTCTTTTGCCTCGCCGTATAGTTTAAGCGATTGCACCGCTTCAGTAAACCTTTGTGCGTAATTCTGCATTACATCGGGCTCACCTTTCATAAACGTGTACGCCTCCATTAAACTGCCATACAACAAAGCATTAGGTGCATTTGTGCTCAACCATGTTTCACCAGAATCAGCACCTGCGGTAAGACTATTAGGTCGGTAATAATAGTGTAGTTCTACTGCAAACGATGAACTCGGAGTCGGCGCCACAATAAAGTTGTCGGTATCAAACAAAGCATAAAAGCGCGGTGACCCTGTAGTGGAGGAGTTTGGCGTAATTGTTTGTATAAAATTTACATCTTTGTAATCAAGAAATACTTTATTGCTACTGCCATCCGTAAAGCTAAGTGAAAAAGGAGTAAGAAAATCTGTAGGACACGCCAAGAACTCACTACTTGAGGTAAACGCCGCCGTAGCGTTTTTTCTAAATATACTGAGCTGCACGTTTTTAAGTATGCGCTCCTCTGCAATCTTTATAAAATTGGATAAATTATTTGTAAAAGTAGTCTCTGTGTTCTCAGAATAATCCTGTATGGCCGTTTTAAGTGTAGCAAAAGTAAAGCTCATGTTGTCACCGTAACCTCTCCAACAGACGCAATAGCACGAATAGCAACCCCTCTTTCTGGAAAACCACCGGGGCCAACAGTAACTGTCTGTGGCTCTGTTCTGTCCGGTCTGGCGTCTTTCAATCCAAGAGCATCTACCACCGTAGGAAAAGGCTCAAGTTGTGGCTGCTTCGCTTCAAACTCATCTTTACCTACAAGAGAGCCGTTCCACTCCTTGCGCATATCTTTGTATTTATAACGAAATCCTGATCTATCTGATATAGCGTAAGCGTGTTTACCTTGTGCAAAACGAGCCATCAGGAACTCCTAAAATATTCATACTGAGGCACTACATTAAAAGAAGCTCTATCCCTGTCCTCAGTCATCGCACGTTGAAACTCCTCTTCATATACTGCTTTTAGCATCTGTGTTCTGTTAGGCGCTCTTTTCATACTTATGTAGTAAGCCAGTCCTGCTGCCAAACATGGAAAGAAACGAAAAGGCATATCCATTGTATTAATAAACGTGTCTGCATCATCCATGCGCGTCAGTGCATCAAAGATAATAGTGTCTGTGCTGTTTTCTGGAGTAGGCCATATTTTTAATACAGGAGTAATCTGTCTGTCCAAAAAAAATTGATTAGGTCGTCCTGTTGTACTTTTAGTTGGTATGCCCAAGTACGTGGACCTGCTTATTCGCTCCATAGCAAAGTCTGTGCTACTACGCCTAACAACAACAGAAAGTATATCAATCACGTTTGTATTCAGGTTATACGTAGAGGTACCGGAAGTAAGAGCCTGTGTAGTTTGTGTTATGGTCCACTGATTAAGACCACGATTAGCCCATTCTGCTAACATTAAGTTGAGAGAACGCTTGGCAGATTTAAGATCGTAACCCGTTCTGACCTCTAAACCACAGCGCTCAAACGCCTCTTCAATGTACTCCGCAACGTCGAGTTCAAAGTCTGTGCTATCTGATACGGCCATTTACTCATCCTTGTTTGCGTACATATTATCAAAAATTTGGTTTACGTCCAACACATAATCTAAATCAGACTTCGAGTAATGTATATGCTGCGATGGTTTAAAGTCCGGAGGACCCTCCCCCGTCTCAAACCATGCGGGATGAGTAACACGAACACGGTTGTTTGGCAAGGCTACGATGTTACCTGTGTAGTCGCCGGCATCTAATAAGGTAAGAACATGACTTTGTTTATGCTGTGCGGGGTCATCGGCAATCTCACTATCTGTATAATCAACTGTAAAATGATATTTAGCAGGATAAAACTCCCCTCCTATCTTTGCCATCCATGGACATGGAGTTGCTCTGTCTAAGGTATAAACAGCGTGATGATGAGAAGCACAATCCCAAGGCTGTGCTAAATATGTCTCCATAGGATCGGGCCACCCCTCAAAATCAAAATCTCCAACAAGGGCTGTAATAGGCATACGAGCCCACATAGCCCCACCGTGCACATTAGGCTCATCGTCATCGTTTTCACAACCAGTAAATATTACTTGAAAAGACAAACACCTATTGGGCATTGTCGTGACAGCAATAGCCATCGCGTGCAAAAACTCACCATGATATTTCTCATGGTTGTGTGTATATTCTCTACGCACCCAACATTTAAAATGCGGGATGTTACTTTGTAAATACGGCAAATTTAGGCCTTCTTAGTATCCTTAACTAACTTCATTCCTTTTTTCTTCGCTTCGGCCCGTAGTTGTGCAATTGTCATTGTTTTCTTGGCTGCACCACCTTTTTTCATCATTCTAGGTTTAACATTACCACCCTTCTTCATCATTCTAGGTTTAACATTACCACCTTTTTTCATCATACGAGGTTTAACATTACCACCTTTTTTCATCATACGAGGCTTAACACCACCGCCTCTTTTCATCGCATATGTCTTCTTTTTTCTCATAGCTTGCTCCTAAGTATATAAAGTTTTTTTACGTCTGTTGGACATGACTGCCCCACACCCTCGTGCGATAAATCGTTTACCTTTTAAATTTACATCATCTTTTTCAACTTTACCACCTTTATCGTATCCTAAAGGCAATCCTTGAGATTTTTTTCCTGTAACAGTAAACGTGTCTCTAACTCTCCTGCTTACATCTTTAAGGGGTATTGTTCTATCTAAAAACTGTGAATAACTTATTTTTTTGGAGGTGAAATCATCAATAGCTTTAATGTATTTTCTTTCATCTCCCGTATATGCCTGTCTTGCGCCCATTACCGTATATACCCTCCGTTACCTAAACGTACCACTGCCTGCTTTGTATTCTTAACTACTGTCTTACCTTTTGCTCCGGCTTTTTTCTTTTTCTTTGCAGTTGCCGCACGCTCCTTCTTACTTAAGGATTGTGCTTTACTACGCGGTAAGCATCTATCTGGGTTCTTTTTATCTTTAGAGGTGCCGCACTTACCCTTAATCTTACCGTCCGTGCCAATACGAACCCAGTCTTGTTTAAGCCATTTTTTAAGTTCGCCCATTATGCTTTCTTCTTTTTCTTCTTACCTTTAGCGCCTTTTGCGTAATTTGGATCTTTACAATATTTACTCGCGGCTAAATTTGCATAAGCGCTTGGGTATGTATCAAAAGTGCGCTTTGCCCATGCTTTACCTTCGGGACAGATCTTACCACCTTTCTTCATTTTCACTATGCCACCCTTAGCCATACGTATCGGTGGACACGCTCCACTCCCTAAGTTTACCTTACTTCTTGATTGCGGCCTGCTCATAACTTGCACTCCTTCTAATAAAATCTTCCCACAAAGGTTTTAACATTTTGTTGTTTTGTTCAATCTTGACAGACATCACGGCTATTTCCTTATCTACGTTAATAAGGGTCACGGTCATCCATGTAATCGCGCCTAAAGACATGGTGGTGACACCACCAACAAAAGCTTGCTTAATTAACATCGCCATCTTCTCCTTGCCTGCCGCAAACGACTATTTGGATTTTTAGCCGCTTTTGGAAACTTTTTCATCTGTCCGGCGCTTCGTGCACAAAATGACTTACGCCTTGCTTTTTCTTTCGCTGTTAGGTTTTTCTTCTTCGTAACAGCCGTTTTTAACTTACTTCCCGGGTTGTCGCGTCTGTATTTCGCCACACCGGCTTTAGTCATCCCCGCTCCAGACTTAGTGGAGCGGAAATACTTTTTTGTCTTAGGCGGTTGCTTATCGCGCCTAGTTTTAGTCATAGTTCTTACGCATTTTCAGCGTAACGGTGTATGTGTCTGCACTAGAGTGACCAACAGTTGTAAAATCAATGTCCCCTGTCGGAGAGCTTGCATTGTTTGGCAATCCGCCAAATTCACTGTAATCGTGATGCCCACTCTGGTTTTCACCTAACTCTATTATAAAAGCACTTGTAGACGCATCAAAAAACAACTGAACCTTCATGCCTATACACTGCCACCATATTTTATCTATGGTGACAGAAGTACAGGACTGCCCGTGTCCGTTTGAATTTAGTGCAGATACATCGACTTTTTTTACAGCAGATTCACCGGTACCATCTGAAATGTTGGTAAACTTCATTACAAGCGTTTTGTCATTATCGACAATCGTTTGCGAGGTTACTGCATCAGCCATGTTGCTCTCCTAAATTAAGCTTCGTAGCCCATTAACTCTATTAATAGCTTACCTGCGGTATAATCTGCATCTGTGGTAGCACCTAGCGTTAAGTACAGAAACTCATCCGCAGCAGGTAAAGCAGTAAAAAATACTTTACTACCTAATGTGGCGTCACCTGAATTAACAAGTAAAGTTTCACTTAAACCACTAATCGCTCCATCTTCAACACCGGTGCTTTCTGTGGCAGAGTGCACGTTAATATCGGGATCACCGCCGGCAGGAGCTTCAAAGCACTCCATAGAACCTGTTAAAATAGTTCCGTTTCTAGCCGCTGTAATTTGTCCAATGTGACATGCGTTAGACGTACCGTTCACACCAATAATATCGCCACTGGCTGTTGATCGTAGACCTGTAAGATCTATAAGAATACGAGTAGTAATAATACCACCAGATCTCATTACAGAACTTCTGTAAATAGTACCTGTGCCGCCTGTAATACCGGTACCGGCCTCTGTAGCCAAGGTATTCGCATCAAGAGATGCAAAACCCGCAGAGCTTATACTAGCTTGTGTGGTAAACGCACCCGTTGTGGTGCTTTTGCTTACGGACGTAAATCCGCCCTCAGATCGTACTGGACCTGAAAAAGTTGAGTTGCCCATATTTATCTCCTTGTCTTGGCAAATGTCAGTTACACCATGTAACTGTCAAGGTAGTTTAAGTATACACAAAAAAAAGAGGGCGACAAGAGCCGCCCTCAATTATTTAGGTTTTGAAGGAAATATTATGCGCCGGGTGTACCGAACACACAACGCCAGTCTGAAACACCAAAGCTATATCGTTCTCTAGCTTTGAATCTCATGTTACCAGTGTCAAAGTCACCTTCCATGGCCGTCTTAATCGGTGCACGATTAAAGTATTTGAAGCCATTTGGTGCATCTGTTTTGATGAAAAACGCATCCGTATCAGTCAAGAAATGGTTTACTACAGCACCTTGTGGTAGCATACCCATGTTATTGATAGCGTTTGCGTCATTGTCAGATGTGCCCGGTCTTAGATTAGAGTTTAATACTCTTTCAGCAACAAACTGAAGCTCTTTTGGTATGATAAGCTTCATACCTCTAACAGCAATCTTAAGACCTCTCTCGTCGGTTAGACCGGCGATGTCAATCAACATCTGCTCCAATGATGTTTCATTTAAGTCAGCAGCCACAGAAAGAAGGTTTCTTTGGTTACCGTTTAATGATGGATGTGAAGATGAACACAAAGCAGCTCCGTCACCAATCGCATTAGTTGAACTAAACGCATTGTTCAGAATAGAAGCAGCTTTAATCTGCTTTGTCTGAGCCATGGATCTAGCCAAAGCTTTTGTGTATCGGGACGCTAATCTGTCATAAAGATTATCTTCAATAGCTTCCTCTGTAATAGCGAAAGCTAGAGCGATTGTCTCGTGAGTATAGCGTGCTGCC